TTGCATTGCAGCGATCGACGCCTCAACCGCAGCGACCTGATCCTTGTTGGCGGCCGTCACGTTCTGCAGCGTCTTGGCGAGACGTTGCTGGGCGCGCTGATCCTCGAGCGCAGCAGTGATTGACTGCTTCGCAAAGTTGAGGATCGCCCCACCAGCGAACGCTGCAGTGATCGCTGTGCCTGCCTGACCGACAGCCTTCTCGAAAGCGGCAACACCGGACTCGGCTTCCTTCGTTGCCTTCTTCATCTGGCGGGCGTCACCGATGATGTTGACCCTCAGGTCACGCTCGTTCTTGCCGGCCATCGGACTCCTAGCGGTTATTTCGTTCCCACTGGGCGAGCGCCGCTTCGAGGGCGACCGTCTCGGTCAGGGTGAGGTGCTCGACATCCATCGGACGGACACCGAACTGCTGCCACAGCACCGGCCAGAACTTGATCAGCCGGTGCCTGACGCTTCCGGGTCGTAGCCCTCAGGGGTGAACCAAGGCTGATCGGCGACAGTGGCGAAGCTCGTGCCGACCATGTCGCCAAAGGTGATGCCGTTGACCCAGTCCTCCATGCGGGCTTCGGGGTGGGTGCGGCGCCAGACGACGAAAGCGTTGACCGCCACCAGTTCGACGATGTCGGGATCGGTGAACTGGGCGATCAGTTTCTTGGCAAGGTTGCGTTCGGCAAGGGTGAAGCCGAGCAGGTTGATCTCGATGTCCTGCGGCTCGGTTTCACCGGGCGGGATCAGTTTGATCGTCGTTGTAGCGGGGGCAGGGTTGTCGCTCATTACGCAGCTTTCGTTTTGTTCCACACCTTCTCAATGGACTTGACGTACATCTCGATGGCTTTCTCGCGGTTGTTGCGGATCGCCGGGAACAGGAAGTACCCAGCCTGATCGCCTCGGCCTTTCCAGGGGCGGTAGCCCTTCCAGCCGATGATGATCTTGGTGACCTTGACCGGTGTCGCATTCCACGCTTTGCGGGCACGTTTCGGCACGGTGTCAAACCCCATGCGGGTCTGAGCCTCGACGCGTTTGATGACCTTGCTGATGTCTTCCTCGTCACGCACGATCGTTGCCCGACCACCGGTGTTCTTGACAAGACGTCGTTGATATTTGGCGCCGAACTCGGTACCCATGCCGACCGGGCGCATACCACGCCCCTGCTTGTCGGTCACCTGGATCAAGCGAGGCAGTCGCACCTGCACCACCTTGGATGATTTGGTGACCGTCATCGAGCTCGCCACCAGTTGCTCGCGATGGGTCGAGGCGCGTTTCTGCGCATCGACCACGATCATCTGAGCGATCTCTTGGTTGTCGCTTGACAACTCGGCGAGCAGGCGGCGATCCCCCATCGCCTTCAACGTCTCGCGCAGCTCTTTGGCGCCCTCGACGTTGACCTGCAGCGCCTTATTGGTAGCCACCTCAGCTGGTGGCGCGGGTGATCGCCCCGGTGACCGGCCACGAGATCGCCTTCTGAGCGAGCGCGCCAACCGCACCACCGAACCGGTGCTGAGTGACAAGGGCGGTGAACTGGAACTCGGGGTTCGTCGCCGTCGTCGTCGTGTTCACCGGACGCAGCTTCACAGCGACCGAAGCGCCCAAGTTCGACCAGATCGTCGCGTCGACGTTGGATGCAGCGAAGTCATCGTTGAACGTCAGGTTGACCGTCGCCGACTTCATGCCGGCGATCATCTCGGTCCAACCAGCCGAAGCGAAGTTGCTGGTCTCGAGCGTGTTGACGTCGATCGACAGATCGGCAGACACGCCGTGGTCGGAGAAGTTGGTGCCGGCGATCTCGACGCGAGTCGCCGTCATGGAGTAGACAGCCACGAGGGCCTCCTGCTGGTGTGAGTACCGGCGACGCCGGGCTTGGTTGACTCACGCCCCGGCAGGAGGGCGAGACTTGTTAGGCGGTCGCGATGCCGGCGACAGCCAAGAAACTGATCGACGGACCGGTGCCGCCGGTGACGGTCCATTTGACCCGCCAATAGGTGTCGGTGATCGCACCGGCGACGGACTGGCGCTCGGCACCGGTCGACGCCGAGTAGGACGCCGAAGTGATGCGGGTGGTCGGTGAGGTGAACCCGGCGTTGTCGTCGGACTCGAGCACCACCGAGAAGGTCGGGGCCCCGGAGATCGCGACGACATGCAAAGCGAGAAAGATTTTTTGTGTCGCTGAGACTGCGCCAAGCTGGCGACCGGTGCCGTTACCGGACGAGGTGCGGGCGGTCGATGTGGGGTGCAGCACGGTGCCACGCACCAGCGGCTCGCCACGGCCCTGTGCGTTCATCGTGAACGGGGCGAGCTCGCCAACCTGACCGCCAAGGATCTGATACTGGGTGTTGAGACCTTTGCCGGAGAAAGCGATCTCGCCGTCAGCGCCGCCGTTCGAGGTGGGGCAGATCGTGACCGGGTCGATGTTCCCGCCCAACGTGCCGTTGAGACCGAGTTTGGCGTCGACGTTGTTCGCTGCGAAGTCAACGAACCCGCTGGCAGACATCTGCCAAGTGGTCATGCCGGCGACATATTCGGCCCAACCGGTTGAGCAGACGGTGGTGGACTCGAGGGCGTTGACGTCGACCTGACCGGAGTAGTCGGTGATGCGGCAGGAAGCGTCAAAGTCGGCGAGGACGATCTGCTGATTGAGGACAGCCTGGACAGCCATGTTCGCTCCTAGCGGTAGGCGTAGATCTCGACGTCGATGCTGGAGGTGTACGCCATGACGCCGTTCTCGGTTTGGATCATTTCTCTAGCGAGACCGCGCACTGTTGTGGCGACACAGTCCTGCACGGTCCCACCCAAGGTCCGGTCGGATTCGATTGCTGCGTATACACAGTTGTCCGGGGTGAGCCCGGAGGACAGCAGCCGGTCGAGTTGGGTTTGTGCGTCACGCCACGAAGACGACGCTGCGACATAGACACTGACAGTCAGGTTCAGTTTGACCAGGGTGCCAAGCGCACCGGTCATCGCCTGGTGCAGTTCGATGTACGGGTCACCGGACTCGATGGTGCAGCAAGGGAACTCGGGGATGTCGGGGATGATCGGGTACACGCGCAGGCTGGTGTTGTCGGCGATCTGGTCGGCGAGCGCCTGACGGATCGCGACCAGATCGAGCGACGCCATCAGCGAGGCCCTGCCGGGCGTACATAGTTCGCGAGCAGTGACTGCAACAGCCCGTTCTCGCGAATGCGAATGATTCCGAACTCGCCGAACCCTGCGACACCGAGCCGGGTGTCCTTGGCGTGGAACAGATCGGAGGCCAGCACGAGGGTGGCTTCTTTGACAGCGACCGGTACCGCAGCCCACCCGAACTTGGCGGTGACGCTGACGGTGCGCCGGTTCGCGTCACGAGTCCACCATGATCCGTCGGCGTAGCGGATACGCCAGTACGGCCAGCCGTCACGGCCGTCCGGGCCGACACCGTTCGGCGGGTCGAGCACCAGATCGGCGTTGTCCAACGTGGCGGTGTCATCGACCACGATCAGACCGACAGTGGTTGCGATGTCGTCGACCACAAGATCCTGCCCCCACGGCAGGAAGGTGCGGGTTGAGACCGCTGCTGGCACCACGAACGTGCGGCGGCACCATGAGTCAATCGCTGCTTCGGCGCTTGTCAACGCTGCAGCAAGCAGCCCATCATCGAGACTGTCGGAGAACCCGAGGCGGGTTGACAGTGCGCTCAAGTCTGCGTACGCCATGTCACACCCTTTCGGGGTTGTAGAACCAGAAGACATGCATGACGGTGGCGAGCACCAGCCAGGCGGTCGGGATGTTGTTGACCGCAGCCGCCGCCATCACCGGGCCGGCGGCGTGATGGACGAGCCGCACCGTGTCGGTCGCCACCAGCAGCTGCAGATAGGCGACAGCGAGCGCTGCGGCCAAAGGCCATGACGGCCGGTAGAGAGCGGCGAGACAGACACCCCACGGGGCGACCATCACCCAGGCGTTGCGCCAGTTGCGGTGGGCGTTGATACCGGCACGAACCGGGTGATCGGCGATCCGTTGGAAGTCGGCCCCTAGCGGGTCGACGCCCTCGAGGTGACGCCATCGCACCCAACTAGCCCGTAACGCTGGGATCAGGAGAGCTGCGAGCGGGACCGGTGACCAGCACCACAACGCCACGAAGATCGGGGTCGACTCTTTGATCGTCGCTGAAACAGCGAGACAGATGAACGCTGCGATCAGCCACATCGGCTGGTTCCCGTCGAACATCGCGGCAGCCAGCACCGCTAACGCTGTCGCCGGCAGATCAACACCGACAGGGTTGACCTCATTGGGGCCCGTGATGCCCGGCAAGGCGAGCAGGATCACCGAGACGGCGATTGCCTGTCCGACAGCGAAACCGTTGTTGTGCGCCCACCAGAAGGTTGCGCCAGCAAGCACAAGCCAGGACAGGTTGCGCACGAGACGCCAAGCGGTCAGTTCGGGTCCGCACAGTTTTGGGAGCAGCCAACGCCAGCAGAACGGGCGAGGCACCTTGGTCCCGCAGGCCAGGTGGATGTAGCGGACTGCGTCAGGGCCGAGCGTCACGGTGCGCTGCGACGCCCGGCAGCGATCTCCTGCATCACGAAATATTCTTCGTCCAAGAAGACGAAGCCTTTGTCGTGGCAGGTCTTGATGCCCGTGTGGACGAACGTCTGATGATCGCAGGCAGCGGCCCGGACACAGAACGACAGATCCTCAGAGAACGTCGTCGGCCCGGTCGGGTGTGTGATCGGGGTGTACCAGTTGTCGCCGTACTTGTCTCTGATGTCGACGAGTACCTGGCGGGCGATCAGGATGCAGGCCGAGCCGGTACCGGCGACCGGGACGACCTCGTTGTCGGGATAGACAAGTCGGGCGGTGAACCCGACTTTGCCTTCGACACCTTTGTCGACGAAGTCGTACAACGTCGGGCAGGTGCCGTAGCGGATGCCGTGGAACGATGAGGCACCGGTCGTCATCGCTGCGAAACAGAGGCCGCCGACGATCGGTCGTTCTTTCGGGTCGGCAGCCTCGAGGAGCCGGTCGACGGTGTCGGGTGCGAACCCCATGTCGGAGTCGACCCAGAACAGCCAGTCGATGTCGGTCTCATCGAGGAACGCTGCGACCACTTTGTTGCGGCCGTCAACGATCCCGCCTGATGAGCATTGTTTGCCGAGCTGGCCGTGCGGGTGCGACACGATCCGCTGGTTGGCGGCAACGTCGTGGAACAGCAGATCCTTGAGTGACTCTGCGAAGTTGGCGTTGTACTTGCCGGGGTGCAGGAAAGCGACCGTGACCCGGTCGGTGCGCCGGCGTTGTTTGCGGCTCACCGCAGCTCACCCGGTTCGGCGGTCGCCTGCTCGATCTTGATCGACTGGCGACGTTTGACCGGTGCAGCATCGGCGTCGGTTTGAAACGCCCACGGGTGGGCTTTGACCACCCAGTCGTCGGCGTCGAACGCGGTGTTCGGTTTGAGTGCGATCGGTTCGCCGGTCGGGGTGAACACGACGCTGGTGACATCGGGGCGTACGCGCACGGTAGGCATGACAGGGCTCCTTGGTGCAGGGGTGAAGCAACAGGGTTGGGAGGGCCGCCGCACCCTGCCGAACGGCGGCCCTCCCGACTTGGTGACCCGAAGGTCAGGCGCTGGTCTTGTCGAGCAGCACCGCGAACGCCTCGTCGGCGACCGAGTCGGCACCGTGACGCCAGTGGGCGTACCAGCCGATCCGTCCGTCGGGGAGGTTGTTTGCGGTGTTGAACAGGACCGGCACGTACTGCACTGCCAGCGAACCGGGCTTGTCCACGAGGACGTAGTTGGAGAAGTCACCGAAGATCACCTCGGGATCCTTCGCCGTCGTGGTCTGCGTGGTCGGGGCGTCGTCGGTCTCGATGACCGGACGGCCGAGCAGCAGCTCGGTGTTTGCAGCGTTGGCGTCGACCGTGAACGAGGCGCCGAGGGTAGTGCCGAGCTGACGGATCGCGTCGCCGTACACGGCGTTCATGACGAACGTGCCGTTGTTGCGCCAACGGATGCCGGGCTTGCGCTTCAGAGCGAGCAGGTCGACCAGGCCGATGGTGGCGGCGGTGGTCGAGGTCACCGACTGGGTGCCGGTGATCGCGGTGAAGATGCCGGTCGGCTGACCCGAACCCGAACCGGTGCAGTGGGCTGCACCCTCGAGGCGGTCACGAGCGTCGGCGAACATGTTGAGGACGTCGGCACCGAGCGATGCGATGTCCTCAAGCGCCTCGACCGACGCCTGCACGAATGCCTGCGCCTTGTAGGTCGCGATGCTCGGCTTCGTGAACGGGGTCGGGGAGTCGTCGGACACCTCGGCCAGTTCTGCGTCCCACGATGCCGACACACCAGCCGACGACACACCGTTCCAGGTGTTGCCGACGGTGAGGGTCACGACACGGCTGACGCGACGGATCGCGTTCGCCGAACCGGTGTTCGTGAGGATCACGGTCGGATCGAGGTGCGTCGGCACCAACAGGCCGCCCTGAGTGGAGGTTCCCACTGCGACAGCGGTGCGCTCCTCCTCGGTGAGGTAGTTGGCGTTGCCGGTCATCACCTTGAGCCAGGCGCGCTCGTAGACGTCGGTCGAGCGGGCTGCGAGGTTGCGGGCCCAGTCGAGGTCGGCGCCGTGACGCTTGAACAGGCGAGCGGCGTGAGTCGGGTCGATGTCGCGCTCCTCGGCCTTGCGGCGCACCACATCGGTGAGCTGCGTGAGGCTCATCGAACGGATCGAGGTGACGTCAGCCTTCTCGGCCGGCTTGATGAAGGTGAGCGACGGGCGGGCTGCTGCGGCGGCTGCACGGGCCTCGATGGCCTCGAGCTCGGCGTAGCGGTCCTCGTGCGCCTTCAGGTCGGCGCTGATGCTCTTGGCTTCGGCGAGCAGCTGATCGAGAGCTGCTTCCTCGTCCGGGTTGAGGCCACGAGACTCGGTCTCTGCCGCAACGGGGAGCGCCTCGAGCTGCGCCTTGATGTGGTCGTGACGGGCGAGCAAGGCTTCGATCGCCTTACCCACGATGTCCTTGGGTGTCATTTGGTTTCTCCTGTGGAGTCAGCGGCCCAACAGGGCCTGGATTCGGGCACGGGCAACCGAGGGGTGGATGCCTGTGTGTTGCTGCTCCGAGTGACCTGCAGGAGTCGGCTCGTCGGCGAGTGCGGCGGCGATGTCTTCTTCTGGCATCGTGCCGGTGAGTAACGCCCGAGCAAGTTCTGCCCGGACGTCAGGGTCGGCGAGCGCAGTGAGCAAAGCCCGGCTGCGGACACCGACAGATGTTTGGCTGTACGCGGGGAACACGACAGGCCCCGCTTCGTACAAGGCGACTTCGGTGATGGTGCGCAACGGCAGCGGGTTACGTTGCTGCCAGGTGTCGTTGATCACCTTGAACCGGAACGACATGCCGGTGATCGCACCGTCACGGATCGCGTCCCGTACCGGCTCCACCAGCCAGTTGTCTGACAGGCGGGCCCGGATGAACAGGCCGTGGTCGTCCTCGCGGATCGTCTTGATCGTGCCGAGCGGCATCGACCCGATCAGCGGGTGGGCGCCATGATCGAACTGCAAGATTGGCTTGTTCTCGCGGATCGTTTTGGCGAACGCGCCTTTGGCGATCCGCTCTTGGAAGTTGCCTTCCCACGAGTTGATCTCGGTCGTCTGATCGAACACCGCTGCATAGCCTTCGAGGGTGAGGCCGTCGGAGTTCTCCGCACGGAACTCGACCGAACGGGTCAGGTTGTCGCGAGGGATGTCAGCGACATCAGGGGTGGTTTCGTCGAGCTCAATCATTGGCATCGACTCCTTGCATCATGTCAGGGCGGTCCTCCCCCGGCACCGCAATGTCTTCGGCATCAGGCACATCCGGTGTGTCAGGGATGCCGGGCTCGTCATAGATCGGGTCGTCGAACGGTGCTTCGTCCTCAAGCACACGGACCTCGTTCACGGTGCGGGTCTTGGTCTCCAACCGCATCTTGTGGATCTGTGTGCG